ATGAAAGGTAGCAATAGGATTGACATTTGATTCATAAAGGTCATCTCTGTTACCTTGTGTTAGTTTTCTGTATGCCTGTACAGCACTATCGATTCCACCTCTGTTCAATCCAGCAGGAGCAAACCAAGGTTGTCCGATGGTATCGTTAAAGTGATATACACCAGCAATCACTACTGATGGTGGAACATATCTAAAGTTACCTGTTGTATTATCTTGTATCTGAACCCAAGGATAATAAGCAGCAGCAAAACTTGAGTTACGAGCCTCAGTATTTGTTTTAGCTATAGCTACAGTATCTGATAAGAAAGTATTATCATATACCAAGAAACAATCTCCTCTTTCTTCACACAGATTAATAGCATCACTTATTATCGTATTTGAATTTGAACCATTTTGGTCAAGAATACCTGGTAAGAATAGTAGGTCAATATCATACTCGTCTTTATTTTTTAATATGTTAATAGCAGTTTTATATCCACCAGTTCCTAATGTAGCAGCACTTGTTGCCAAAGCAACACCTTGACTATTAGTATCACTATCTGTTTCTAAGTAGAAGTTAAATGGATGACTAGCATTCTGTGTTCCAAAATCAGCACCATTAAAAGAACCACCATAACTTCCACTACCTACTGTCGGAAGATATGAAGTTCCATCACCATATTCATCAGCGTTTATTGTCCCATCCTCTTTAAGATAGTTAGGTGTTTTCTTATATATGTTACTTACTCTAACATACTTAGACCTATTTGGATGTTCTCCTATTTGTTGTATAAAGGATTGATTATCCTCTGTTGCAATAGATGTGGTTTGATTACCTATTCTCTTTAGAACATAGTCTGGAGATATTGGATCTAAAGATAGATTACTATGAGTTTCTAATATCTTTTTCTTTGAAGTTTGGTCGTCACCTTGACGGATTAATAATGTAAAAGTTCCTTTAGCAAGGTTTATCTGAGATATCTCTTGTCTAAAGTTATCAGCTCTTCCACCAAAACTACCTGTACCAAAATGGTCATTACTGGCTGCAGAGTGTGCTCTTGGAGATATTCTACCATTAGAATCATGTGAACCTGTATTGTTAAAAATAGGACCGTTCCCTAATGCTTCTAAAGTAAAAATAGCAACTGAACCTGAGACTACATCAGAAGTAGCTTTGTTTAAACTTGGTTCTCCCACTCTAACTACAGTTAGAGGACCACCTTGTCTTAAATATTCTTGAGCAGTATGAGATGTTAAATATTGATATTTGTCACTACCACTTTCTATTATCTCACCGAATATTGAAACATACTCGGAATAGGAACTAACAACTGTTGGTTCGAGGATAGGACCTTTTACTGTTGGACCTACAATAGCAGCTCCAATCGGACCAGCTGTTGCGGGTAAAAATGATTGGTCTATTTCATTAGTAAATACACCTGGTGATATGATTTTCTCAGCCATCTAATGTCTCCAAAAATTAGGTAAGATTTAATATAATTATTCATATATAAATATTACCTAATTTTGGAAAGATGAAGAAAGTTATTTTTATTTTTCTTCTTCGACAGCTGCCTGAGGTTGTACCTCAGTAGTAGGAGTGAATACTCCTGTTTGTGGATCTAGTTGACCAGGTCCATACTTCTCTGTAATTTTGTTCAGAGTTTCTTGTTCTTCTTTTCTAAGAGCTTCTAACTCTTCATGAAGTTTGAACTCTTCACTCTCAACTGATTCAGATTGTTTCTCCAAGTTAATCTTAGCAATAGCCAACTGACCAAATCTATTGGTAATCTCGTTTGACTTGTTACTAAGTTCTTGGATTGACTTAAGTTCATCGTCTGTGAATTTAATTTCTGACATATTAATAACCTCTAATTAGTTTGTTATAACAATTATATACATATATAATTATAAAAGTTTTTCGGAAAACGAGACTTTTTTTGGTTTATAAGCTCTACCTAATTCAGCAGTTTTACCAAATACATTATCAGTAAACTCAGGTATCATGTATCCTTTGATTGTCATACTGAACTCGTTTCGTATCATTCTCTCACCTTGTGATTCCATTTCTATTTCGTTTGATATATCACCATCGAGTGATGAAAGAAAACGATAGCTAGTTTGGTCACCAAAATAAGTTTCCAAATGTTCTATAAAAAGTGAGTTTAAATCATTCATCTGTTCTATAAAAGATGTCATCATAACAATAGTATAGTTACATCTTACAAAGTCTGGCATACCAGTTTTAACAAACTCTTGTACAGGTTGTTGACCTGTTAGAACAGCGAACCTATCATACCTATTATTCTTACTCCACCCACTACTTGAACGAACAACAGATATGAATTTACCTTGTACATCGTTGTCAAATGAAAGTGGCATAGCATCATCAAACCCAACCGATGTTCTTTTAATCACCATCATCGGTAATATAATAGAACCATTTTTATCTCTTAATGTCCCTCTATTTTTTACGGACTTCCATCTTTCTTCGTTTCCATATAAAACAGGTACAGAAATAATCTCGTTCTGTTCCTTTACCTTTGGTTTCATTATATTTCGGATGTGTTTGATAACAGCAGTATCTATTTCTTTTAAACCAATAGAGAATCCCTTACCAGCGTTTTGACCACCTGGTTTCTTGATTACGACTTTAGGATTTCCTTTTTCACTTCTAATGCTCGTTTGAGACTCACGATTTACGTTTGACTCGTATCCAGCATTTTCGTTTGTTATTGGTTTAATTGCCACGGCGTAGTTTCCTTAGTTTATCTAACTTACTCTCTGAATCGTTTATATACTCTTCAGATTTTAATCCTTTGGTAGAAACTTTATCTATTGATATTTGTTTCTCAATCGGAACATCAACTGCTCCTAAAGTAATATTTTCTTTCTCTCCATAAATATTACCTTGTTTAAGTAAATCTATTATCTCATCAAACCTATCGGCTCTTGGCTCTCCGTACAAATTTTCACTATCACTATCATCTTTTTCCACAAAGTCAAGCACTTTTTCAGTTTTTACATAATGTGACCTACGAGGTTTCATTACAAGAGATTTATTTAATAATTCAACAGCCACTAAAATCTCCTTGTGGGATTAACTACACCAATCTTATCTTTTCTTTTTTCTCTCTGTCGAGCAGTTCTTCCCTCTTTTGCCAGTTGTTTGTTCAACATAATTCTTTTCCTTTTTCTCTCTTTAGCTTTCTTGTTAGGCATTATCTTGGTCTTTCTTCAATGTTTATTGATGATAATCTACTACGATGTGCTGTAGCTTTTATAGCATGGTTAAAACTTGGATGACCACCGATAAGTTGTGGTTCTGTAACTCCGTTTATTTCCCAATACCAATCGTTCCAATCACAGATATCACCAGCCTCAGGATAAAAGTTTAATGAACCACTAGCCAAGTTATTTCTCTGAAACATCAAATCAATCGTAGAGTTTGTGTCTGGTCCTGCTTCTTGAAATTGTTCTACCTCAGGAGCATTATATCGTATCAGACAATTTACTCTAAACCCTACATTAAAATACTTTGTCGTACTTTCTCCGTATATGTTTTCGTTTGTATGTTCAGGTGCTACCTTATAAATATCAACGGACTGACCGACTATTTCGTCAATCAGTTCTTCGTTCATATGGTCAACTAAGTTTATTTCCTTTTGGGAAATAAAAAATGGTCGTGTAGCAGACATCTATTTACCCTATGTATATGTTCAACGGAGCTTTAGCCAATACTTCTCTCTGAGCATTTGACTCTTCTGCTTCCGCTTTTAATTTTTCTGTCAAAGATACTGATTCTAAGAACTCCCTTAACTCCTCAAGTAACTGTGTTTTTTCTTCCCTACCTTCTGTTTTTAAAGCTTCACCATCTAATGTAACTTCTCCATCAGGTATCGGCATAGAACTATACTTACTTCTGATAATACCAAGTAACTCTTTAGCAAGAGCATAAGTATACTTTCTAATCCATTGACGACCTGGTTGATTAATGGAACTATATGTAATGAACTTGTATGGTACATTAGAAGGATCTGATACACCACCTTGTAGACCAGCATTAGCGTTATCTGAATTCCTGATATCGTCTTTGACATAATACTCAAACCATATTTTTTCACCCGCATCTCCATCCAAAGGTATAGGAAATATCCTTAAGTTATTATTATGTATCTCAAAAGAGTAAGCACTCTTTCTTATCAAATCCGATGTTTCAATAGCATTTGCTCTAGCCAAATCATAAGAGATTGGTTTCAATACAAATGATATTGCTGGAGAAACATTACCAAAACCAAAAGCGTCAAGAAGTTGTCGTTGGTCAAATGAACCAGCATAAGGATCGTAGAATCTTGAAACAGCAGCTGGCATATGATTAAATACTCTCTGTACTTCTATTCTCTTACCACTTTCATTATCATCAGCCCATACACTCTGTAAATCATAATCTTGTTGTGAACCAGATAAAGTAATATATCCTTTTTTCAAATCATAATTTTCACTCATACCAACAGCTTGACCATACTTATCAGATAGTCCAATGGAAGCTCCTAATGATGGAGTTACAGGATTAGCAGAACCTGTACTTAAAGAACCAGATATTCTACTTTTTTCTCCGTATTGTTCCCACATCCAATTCTTGATATTATAGTTGTTGATATGTTGTGAGTATTCATTTACTGCTTCTTCAAAACAAGCATAGATAGAACCACTTGGTATTTCTAATTGTAAGACAGGAAAACCAAGTCTTTGAGCACACCACTTTGTTACTGAAACAATATCAGTTTGAAAAGTGGAATCGGCATCATAAGTTCCATATGGTGTTTGACCAGAAACAAATGAACTTGGGTTTGTATAGGCATAATCTAATTTTGGCATAATGTAATTCTCCTATCTATAAATATAACATTTCTAAAAACAAAAAGGGGAAAACCGAAGTCTTCCCCTTATGTTGTGTATCAAGTTAATGATTAGATTTACACTAAGTCAAGTGACTTACAATGAATCAAACCATAAAACTCTGGACGGATCATCTTCTTAGCGTAGCGTGTCATGACACCTTTTCTTGGTGTAAAATCACTAGGATCGTATACCAATGGAGTTGTAATCAACGGAACGTAAGGACTATATACAGCACCAGTTTCTAAGAAGTTACTACCTCTAAATCCAACCAAGATTGAATTTTCGGTCATGTAAGGGTTCTTATAAACAGTGTAACGACCAGCAGCTTGACCTATCTTAGAGATACCCATGCTGAATTGGTCATTTCCACCATCACCAGGCTGGCTTACATATCCAGGAAGTGATTCAAGAATGGTAGCAACTTTTGGAGCAACAACTACAAAGTTAGCACCACCTCTTAGAGTCAAACGATGAATTTCGTTTGATACTTTTTGAATCTTGGATACAAGAGTCTGATACCATTCGAAACGAGTTCCGTAGAACACATTTGTATCGAAAGAGTTAGTACCAGCATTGAAATCCTCACCAGCTTTTGCTGACCAGTAATCTTCAGTTTGAGCATCAGAAATTAACATATCAAGGATTTCCAAATCAATTTCCATTGAGATGTAGTCACTTAACATAGATGTTAATTCAGCTTCAGCATCAACTGAATGATAAGCGTTTAAGTCTTGAGCAAGCTCAGGTGACCAAACAGCTTTTAACTTACGAGTCTTAGCAACGATTGGTAAAGACCTCATTTCAAGATTAACTTCAGGAATGTTCAACTGATTTACAGTAGCATCGCCGACTCTATCTTCAAAGTCACCTCTGTTACCAGCATCTGTTTGCTGAACATAGTCAATGGTGTATGAACCAGAAGCGTTATTAGCACTTGAAGCAGATACAATCAAAGAGATGTTAGCACCTTCTTCTTTTGTAAACTGAGGTAGTATATGTGCCTTTAAAGCACCAGTTCCACTATCTGAAAAGTTCCAAGATCTTACAGCTGCTAGGTCAGGTCTACTAAAGTTAGACTTAGCAAAAGTTATCTTAAAGAATTTATCTGCACTATTTAAAGAAGCAGATACTTCACTGTTAAAGTCGATATCTTTAAAGCTAGCCTGTGTTCCAGCTGAACTAGCAACTGTTACAGTAGACTGACTTATTGAGTATCCATATTTACCAACACCGTAAAGTCCATCTTCTCCGAAAGGAGCACCAGAACCTGATGGTGAGTTAGGTCCAGTTTTTCCATGAATGGAATCACCAGACGAGAATTTACCGAAACTAGATCCATACTTGAAATCAAGATAGAATACTAGTCCAGATGGTAAGTTCATCGGTTGAACAGAAACAAGTTCTTGTGCAACGATGTTACCAAATACTCTTCTTACAAGTGGAAGAGCAACTCCAGACCATTCTTCGTCACCAACACCACCACCGGCGTTAGGAGAAGTTTTAGAGTTCTCAGAAATCAACTGACGAGCTTGGTTTTCTAGCAATACAGCCATACCAGATTTCGACCATTCATTATCCATTCCTTCTAAAAGTCCAGATTTTTCCCACTTGTTAACGAGTTTCGCGCTCTCTTCTTTTTGCTTCCTTATAGGTGAAGCATCAAGTAGAGATTCATTTATATATTCGCTCATTTTAATTCTCCGAATTAAGCGGTTTTAGATTATAGTATACCAGCAAGTTTTCTGAAACGGTCAGCAACTTGATTCTCTTCCGAGATAATCTTTTTACTTGGTGCTGTTCCACCAGATTTCTTACTAGCAAATTCCTTAACAACTTCTTTCTTTTCATTCTTCTCACCAGTGAAAGATTCTGCAAGAGTAGTGTATACCAATTTAATCTCACGAGTTGTTTGAGCCCTATCAAAAGTCTCAACAATCTTAAGTTTTTGGTCATTACTCAAAGCATATTCTTTGAATAGTTTGTTAGTGTAAAGAAGTTTAGCATTAAGGATGTTAACTTCATGAAGCTTATCTTTCAAAAAGACAACAGCTTCCTTATATTCATTAAGCTCACTCTGAATAGCTTCAACTGATTCGTGGGTTTTACCCTTACCAGGATCTTCTTCATCAGATGCAGAAGCCTGTTTAACACCAGAACCTTTACCGATTCCAGATGAGGTAGATTGTTCCTCAAGGTCTTCTTCTTCGTCTTCGTTAACGACTTCTTCGTCAACTTTTTCTTCTTCATCGTCACCTTCAGTAATTTCTTCCTCGTTAACAGATTCTTCTTCGTCACCAGGATCACCAGCTTCTTCTAGCTCTTCTTCTAACTCTTTGATTACTGCTTCTAAGTCAAGTTCTTCACCTTCATCCATATCTTCTTCGTCATCGTCACCTTCTTCATCTTCTTCAGAAACAATAGGAGCATACTTCACACCATCGACTTCAATGATTTCAGACTCATCAACTTCTTCTTCGTCATCGTCATCTTCTCTTCTTGGAGAGTCGTGCATCCCTTCATCGGGATCTTCTTCATCATCGTCATCTTCCCTACGAGGTGAATTATATCCACCTTCTTCTACTTCGTCTTCGTCTTCTTCGTCTTCGTGCTCACCTTCGAATACGTCATCATCTTCTTCGATTTCGTCTTCAGCGAGTTTAGCAGAAAGCATAGATTTTAGATGTGGAGTGAATGCTTCTTCAAGAGCCATTTTAGCATTAGCGAGAGCAGTTTCACGAACAGCTTTAGCATCAGCGATAGCTTCTTTTAATAAATCAGACATAATAATGTCTCCCATACTATTTGTATTGGAATAAAGTTATTCTGAAACTTTAATTTGGATTAGTTTTATTAGACTCTGTACAGACACAGAGTATTGAGGTTACATATAAGTATATAGAAAAAAAGAAAACCTTAGTCGTTATTGATAGAACGAACCTTTTGTAATCTAAGTTTTTTTCTTCGTCTTCTAGCAACAGATGGTTTTTCATAAAACTCTCTGTCTCTTAACTCCTTAAGTAGATTGGAGTTTTTTACTTTTCTCTTAAACTCGGATATAGCTCTTTCAGGACTTTTGTTTGTAGCATCTACAAAAAGTACCGATGATTGTTTTTTCTTTTTTCTTTTTCTTTTCTGAAACATAGTATAACCTTTTCTATTTTTATTCTTCGTCATCTTCCTCAATCAGTTGTGCTTCAGATAAACATCCTCTAGCAACTGCCGTATGAGCATCTTCAATATGTATGATTTCTGATATAGGAATCGGAAAATCATTTTGGTCAAACTGTTCGTTGAACACATCTAAGAATCCCTTAACCAAAGAAGTACCACCACCTATTACAATAGGAACTGGATCTGGAAAGTTAGGAACATTCTCAACACCTTCGAATTGAACCTTTAAGTTTGTTAGTAGATAGTTCACAAGAGCACCATAATAAGAACGGATAGCAATCAGAACATTAGCTTCATCTGTCTCTTCTTCGTAAATGTTTTGGTAGTTAGCAGATGAAAGGTCTAATGTATTTGAGTTTTCTTTTATACTCGTAACTTTAGCTCTTGATACGCCTGTATCCATAGATACGTTTTCATCTATCCAATCACCACCACGACTTACACTAAAAGATAGGGCAGTCATCCCTTGATACATAACAGCTATGTTACACATTCCAGCTCCCATTGAAATGGCTACACCAGTTAGTTGTGTGTCAACCAAACCCTCATAACCAATGGCAACTGCCTCCTCTATCTTTTTTACGGAATAACCGTATTGTTCTATTATCGTTCTCAATACATCTTCGTGATACGAAACTTCTCGTTGGACATCAATAGGTTTAGATGGAATACAATATACACAAGTTTCTCCATCTTTTGCTTCTCCAAGTAACTCACCTATAATAGCGTTTAGAACAGGTAGAGCATCTTTCTCAGTAGGATTTAACAAACCACTTTTCATTGGTCGTTTAAGTTCTGCTGTAGAAAATATCTGAGCGTAGTTAAAAGCATGTTGTCCAACAATATGTATCTTACCAGCTTTCTCTACGAAAGGAATCCTTTGTCTTTTTAACATTCTCTTTACTTGATTTACCTCACCATCTACAGTCAAGAAAGCATTTCTTTGTTTCTTTATTCTGTCTTCGGTAGCAGCGATATAAAACGATGTTCCACAATCTAATCCTTTAGCCATGATTAACCTCTTCTAAGTTGTTTAAGTTTATCTTTCTGTGTTGACACTTTACCTTTAATCACCTCATCTGATTTAACAGATGATGTTGTTGGTTTCTGTAATGCTATTTGTTTTTTCATCTCAACATCTATGTGACCAGGTTGCACTTTCGGTGTCGTCACCTCAACTGCTGGTATTGATTGAACAGCAGTTGGTACAAATTTTTTTCCACTTGGTTTGTAGAATAACTTTAAAAGTATTCCAACTATAAAACCTATTTGCCATAGTATTAATGATACATAGACAAACGTACTATTTATTTCCACAATTCCTCTATTGTTATTTCAACTTCTTGATTTGTCTTCTGTACATATCTATTTGATGTTGTAAGGATGCTTTCATATGTTTATTAGTAGCATTATCTCTTCTTTTCATCGTAGCTTGTATCTTCTTTCGGATTGAGTCTGCAGATTTAGCTTTTGGTGAATCGTCTTTTCTAACTTTTAGAGGATCACTTATAGGAGCATCCGATTTCTTCTTATACTTCTTACCAGCAAAACTTACATCTTCTTTTTTAACAGCTTTAGAGATAGCATCTCTTCTCTTCTTTAAGTATCTATCACTATCATCCTCATCACCATCGTTATCGATGTCACCATCTTCTTTACCTACAGGATCAAGTTTTGCTTCATCTATATCATAATATCTATTTAAGATATTTCCCATATCCTCATATAGAGCATTTAATCTTTCGTTAACAGCGTTAGCCTCAAGAGCAGCTTTCTTGAACTGAGCAGTCATACCCTTTAGTTCTTTCATGTTTCTCTTAACGGAAACGGCATCAAACCAATCATCGGTTTCACTTAACACATGGTTTTGAGCAGATTCTGCAATACCAACGAGTTGTTTAGCAACCTCAACAATACCATTGTCCTTAAAAAGTTGTCCACCTATCCTCTGATAGTTTTTAACAGCTTCGATGACTTCGAATTTGTTTACTGGTTCTTGTCTTTCACGAACGGCAATATCCTCTACCATTCCCATTAATTTAATGTTTTTCATTTCAACACCCTCATTCTGTGTAAGTTCATTCCACTTTTGACTAATTTTTTCTTTAATAAATTTATCTGCCAGATGTTTTTCTCTACCGTATCTGGCGTGTTCCCACTTCTTCTGTAAGGAACTCGGTAAATCTGTTTCACTTAGATTACTATTGATAAAGGAAGCAACCCTTCTAGCGTCAACACCTCTAACTTTACGATAACGAAACTCTTCTAACTTCTTTAACCAAGAACGAACTTCTTTTACCGTTACTCGTTTATCAACACTTTCATCGATTTTTTTATACTTTTTTCCGTTATGTATAATGTAATCTTTCATAATTATAAATATTAACTTATTCTGATTCCTTTGATGGATTATTTATAAAATCTTTTGCCTTACTTAGGTAATCATTTGCTAGTGTAACCTTATCCATCCACCAACTCATTAACTCTTGGTCATCAGATGAAGACTCAAGTTTGTCTATAATAGCTTGAGCATTCTCAATGGACACTTTCAACTTTCTAATAGCAGATGGTTTATCCGTATGTCCATCTTCTTTTATCTGTTGTGGTGATTTAAACGATGTAGCATATGGGTTGGAATGAACTTGTCCCATAGATACTGTTTTTTCGTTTAGTAGTTCTTTTAACTTAATCACGATTTTTCTTCTCAAACTTTTTAAGTTTAACTTTAAATTCCATAATGTGTTTTTTGTATAAAGCGGCTACCTCTAAAGATTCTTTTCTTAAACCTTCTTTTCCTAAATCAAATATAAGTTGTTTAAGATTCTTTTCTAATCGTGCTACGTTATCATTTACGTTATCAAAGTATCCCTCAAATCTACTTGGAATACCTTCATTTAAAATATCTTTTAACTTAATCATTCCAAGCTTTCTTATACTCTCTCATAATCTGTTTTACCACCTTATGAACTTTCTGTTCCCATTGAACAAGATTTCTGTATCTATCTCCATACAAGTCAGGATTTCCTTCGGTCAAAGAATACTCTTGAGAACCAGCATCAAAAGAACCACCTTTGTGGTTTTCTAT